ACGGGAAACACTTATTTTTTGGGTTCTATGTGGGATGATTACACTGATATTTTAATTCAAAATTTGAGAGACAATTTTACTGATACTAATTTTATTGGTATTCGTGTTCTTGAGTCTCGTGATTCTCATCGTTTTATTAGTCGGTACACTTTTGGTGAATATAAATTAAGAGAGCAAATACAAAATCAGTGGAGAAAGGAGAGATCATTCTCTATCAAAAATTCTGGTTATCATTCTTATATTGCACTTTCAGCAACAACTCTTACAAGTGAATCTGAATTTGAGGTATCAGAAGATGCTTCTAAAACACAAATCAAAAAATCTTTTATGAAGAGTCTGAAGAACAAAAAAATGAATAAGAAAATTCTAAATGAGTTTGTGGGACTCGTTGCTTGATAAATATTTTTATAGTAATAGGTATCAAGAATGTCTAAATTTGGAGATTTATTGGGAGGAAAAACTCCAGCACCAGCTCCAGCAGCACCTGCACAACCTGCTCCAGTTGCAGTCCCTTCAGAACCAGCAGAAGCAATTGCTCCTGAACCTACTCAAGAAATTTTTGAAAGTGATGTTTCTATCGATGAAATGAGTAAGGACGAACTTGAAGAGTATGGTAGAACTGTTGGTATCGAACTGGACAGGAGACATTCTCGTAGAAAATTGATTAAAGAGTTGAAAGAGCATCTGACCAATTCTTAAACTGTCCACTGGGGGTCGTTGAGACCCCTTTTTCATTGTATAATAACTTCAGTTGAAACCAAAAAAACAAGATCATGTCTCTTTCTGCTGATTACATCGTCACTTCCTTACAGGAACTTTATGGGGAGTCTGTAACCGGTTCTGATATTCGTGGATGGTGTGCGATGAATGGATCTAACTATCAGACAGTTACAAATAAAATTTCTGATTATAAAGTTGGACGTGGTAAGTGGAACCTTACCGTTCGGGAACAAATGGAGCAAACCTACCAAGTTCCCCCTGCTCCCCCTGCAATAATTCCTGCTCAGGAACAAAACTTTATTCCTGATAAAGATGATACTTTCGTCAAGTTTGGTAACTTTGGTGATCTTAAAAAAATTATTCAGTCCAATCTTTTTTACCCAACGTTTATTACGGGTCTTTCGGGTAATGGTAAAACGTTGTCTGTAGAGCAAGCTTGTGCTCAACTTGGACGTGAACTCATTCGTGTAAACATTACTATTGAGACAGATGAAGATGATCTTATTGGTGGTTTCCGTCTTGTCGGTGGGGCAACTGTTTGGCATAACGGACCTGTCACTGAAGCACTCCAGAGAGGAGCAATCTTGCTACTCGATGAAGTTGACCTTGCTAGCAATAAAATCCTCTGTCTCCAGTCCATCCTTGAAGGTAAGGGTGTGTTCCTGAAAAAGATCGGTAAGTATGTAAAACCAACAAAAGGTTTCAATGTATTTGCCACTGCGAACACAAAAGGTAAAGGTTCTGATGATGGTCGTTTTATCGGCACTAATGTTCTGAATGAAGCATTTCTTGAGCGTTTTCCTGTGACCTTTGAGCAGTCTTATCCAACTCCTGCAACTGAACAGAAAATTCTTGAGGGTATTGCTTTGGATCTTGGAGTGGAAGATCGTGACTTCTGCAAACGTCTTTGCGATTGGTCAGACGTGATCCGTAAAACGTTCTATGATGGTGGTATTGATGAAATCATCAGCACCCGCCGCTTGGTTCATATCATTCGTGCCTATGCTATTTTCAAAGACAAAGCAAAGGCAATTCAAGTTTGTGTAAATCGTTTTGACGATGAGACCAAACAGGCATTCTTGGAACTTTATGACAAAATTGATGTTGATTTTGTGATGCCTACTGAAGATCAGCAAAAAGAATCTCTTGACGCACACAACTTTTCTTGATATAATAAGTTATGATTAATATGCTTTACGATGAAATTTTAAAAATGGATGAATACACTAATACTAACTTGAATTCGACAGTTGGCAATTGGGCAACAAATGGCACTTGGATAGCAGGAACAAATGATCGTGACTTTTGTATTAATCCTGATCCTGATGCCATCTATGCATCTTCAACACCCTGGAAATATAATGAAGAAGAGATCGTAAAAGAACTTCTTGACTATATTAGAGGAACTTATAAGCAACACTATGCTGCTAACGATCAAAATCTTCAAACTTTAGATTTTATTGAAGCAGCACACAATGACGGTGAAGCATGTTCTAGAGATAATATTATGAAATATGTTTCACGATATGATAAGAAAGGTACTCCACGTCGTGATATATTTAAGATCCTTCACTATGCTGTTCTTCTCATGTATTTCAATGATAAGAATACAAATCGTGAAACTTACCCTCAATAATAATGAAAATCAAAGAACAAACAATGAAACTGTCTGACAACGCACTTGCTATCCTCAAGAACTTTGCGGGTATTAACAATTCTATTCTTGTAAAGCAAGGCAACAAACTTCGCACTATTTCTGTGGCAAAGAACATTCTTGCCGAAGCAGAAATTAAAGAAGATTTTCCACGGGACTTTGCGATTTATGATCTCAACCAGTTTTTGAATGGTTTGAGTCTTCATCAGGATCCTGACCTCGACTTTAATCAGGGCAGTTACTTGAGCATCAAAGAAGGTAAACGTCGTGTGAAGTATTTCTTTGCTGACCCGAATGTAATTATTGCTCCTCCAGAGAAAGAAATTACATTGCCATCTCAAGATGTGTGCTTCCAGTTGGATAGTGTAACACTCGATAAACTGGTAAAGGCAGCAGCAGTATATCAACTTCCTGATATGTCTGCAATTGGTGAGAATGGTGTCATCAAACTGGTGGTTCGTGATAAGAAAAACGATACTTCTAATGAGTACGCCATTGTTGTTGGTGAGACTAGTGATGATTTTGAGTTTAACTTTAAGGTAGAAAACATCAAGATTATTCCTGGTGCTTATGAGGTGGTAGTGTCTTCTAAACTTCTGTCACAATTCAAGAATACACAACACAATCTCAAGTATTATATTGCTCTGGAACCCGATTCGACATTTGGATGAGACACATTCTTTTTACTCTCAAAGGTTGTCCTTATGGATTATTAGATGATGAAGCACATATCCGTAATGTGCTTTCAAATGCTGCAACACTATCTGAAAGCACCTTATTAGATATTTCATCACATAAGTTTGATCCTCATGGTGTAACTGCCATAGCACTTCTTGCCGAATCTCACATTAGTATTCATACTTGGCCGGAGAATGGTATGGCAGTATGTGATGTCTTTACCTGTGGAGATCATACAAATCCACGATCTGGTGCGACTTATATGTATGAAGCAATGGGTGCAACAGACATTATATCTGAAATCTTTACTCGACCTTTGAAATGACCAAAGTTGATGTCCCAATGAGAATAACTGGTAGTATCCTAGTGATTACTGCGTATTTTGTTGTTCTTCATATCAATATAACTCTTGGAGTGATGCTTCACTTCGTTGCTGATATGATTTCAGTTCCTTACTTTATAAGGACAAAATCTTGGGATGTGGTTATAATGCTTATGTTCCTACTGGCAATCAGTTTTAGCAAACTCTTAACATGAACATTTTCGTCACAAATGAAAGTCCGGTCAAGTCGGCACAAGTGCTTCCAGATAAGCACATCGTCAAGATGCCTCTGGAGACCTGTCAACTCCTCTCTATCGTTGCCTCAGACAAATGGGGGCACGGGTATGGAACTCTTCCTAAGACCGATGGAACCCCGTATGCGACCGATAAGGGTGCCTTTCGCAATCACCCCTGCACCGTATGGGCAAATGAAACTGCTGCAAATGCCAGATGGTTAATCCGGCACGGTCTTGCATTGTGTGAGGAGTATTCTAATCGTTATGGAAAAATTCATTCATGCCTTCATACTCTTGCACATGCAAATAAAATCTTTCCATTAGATGCTATTCACCGTTCAAAACTGACTCCATTTGTTCGTGCTATGCCTGAGGAGTTTAAGTTTGATGATAGTATCTCGACATTTGATGCTTATAAGATGTACATTGCATCTAAACCATGGGTATCTAAGAATTATTTGAGAATACCAAGTCGTAAACCTGAATGGGTATAGAGTGAAAAAAGAAAAAATAAAAACACTTTACCTCTATGAATTGGAAGATGGTGGATGTATTATGCACGATGGATACATTCAAATAGGTATTATGAAACATAGTGTTGAGAAACATATGGAACTAAATCCTACCGTTAATTGGATTGTAACCTATTGGTGTCCTGACATATTTGCTAATAGATATGAGAGAGTGACATTTCAAAAAACTAAAAAGAAAAATGAGGGAAGTCCAAGAACGGACAATCAAGGACAGGGTATGGATTTGAGCATAGAACCGAAAGGTTGTGGTATACTAAAGGACAAATGAACTTTATTGGAGAAGATGAAAGCGATTAGAGTCAATGTGAAAACTCAAGTCAATGGGTATGCGATAATTACCTTCGATTGCCCCATCGTAAACCTGAATGGGTTTAAATAACTCATTTACTAAATAATATTATACTACGAGGTTTAGTAAATGAGTTGCGTTTATCAAATAAGGAACAAAATAACAGGGGAAAACTACATAGGTTCTACTGAAAAAAATTATATGCTTAGATTTGCTAAACATATAACTATGTGCAACAGTAATAAAATGGATTGCCCTAAACTTTATGAAAATTTTTTAAAGTATGGATATCACAATTTTGTTATTGAAGTCGTCAAGTGGATACACGAAGACGAAGACCTCAAAAAAGTAGAACAAGATTATTGTGAATGGTTAAACCCTTCTTTAAATTCTTTATGGGGAACCAAACACACCAAAGATTCTATTGATAAAATGCGTAAGTCGCAGAGAGAATACTGGTCTAAAAATTCTCATCCAAGAAAAGGTGTTCCTTTTACTGAGGAGCATAGAAATAATCTTTCAAAATCTATGGGTAAAAAGTGTTATGTTGATGGGGTAGTTTATGAATCCGTGAAAGAATGTGCTAAAATACTTGGTATCCATAGGGATACTGCAAGTTGGAGGATGAGAAGTAAATCATTTCCAAATTACTATTACCTTTGATCTTTATTTTTTGATATGGAAATTACTGATACTAAACCATTCTTGTGGGTGGAAAAGTGGGCACCAGAATCTGTTGATGATTTGATTCTTACTAAAAGTGTAAAGGAGTTTTTCACTAATGTAGTAAGTGAGGGGCAACTGAATCAAAATCTTATCTTGCAAGGTTCTCAGGGTTGTGGTAAAACTCAAACTATTAAAACTCTCTGTAAGATTACAAAACAGGATGTTTTGTTTTTGAATGGTTCTTCTGAGGGTAGATATTTGGATACTATTCGCAATCAAGTCATTAATTTTGGAACTACTGTTTCTATGTTTAATGATAAGAAAAAGGTAGTATTCTTTGATGAGTTTGATGGGACAACTAATGATGTGATGCTTTGTCTTCGTGGAGTGATTGAACAACTTCACAATAATGTATGCTTCATTTTTACTTGCAATAATCTTAATAAAATTATTGAACCAATTCAATCAAGGTGTGTTGTTCTTAAATATACTCCCATTCCAAAGAATGAAAAACCTGAGTTGATGGTATCTACTTTTAATAGAGTGTCTCATATTCTTGACGAGGAAAATATTGAGTATGATAAAAAAGTTGTAGCAGAACTTATCAAAAACTATTTTCCAGATACAAGGCAACTTCTTAATACTCTTCAACGATACTCTGTGAGTGGAAAAATCGACTCTGGTATTCTTGCAACTTTTTCGGATGTAGCAGTCAATGAACTGGTTAAAAACCTTAAAGAGAAGAATTTTCCCGAAGTACGTAAATGGGTTGTCAATAACCTGGACAATGATACTACTGTCCTACTGCGTCGTATTTACGATGCTTGTTATGATTCCTTGGTTCCGAATAGTATTCCTGCTGCTGTGCTTGTCCTTGCTAAGTATCAGTATCAAATGGCATTTGTGGCGGACCAGGAGATAAATATGCTTGCCTGTCTTACTGAAATAATGGTAGAATGTCAGTTTAGTTGAGGTAGATTAAAATGATTGATGTAAAACTGCTACGAATTGTGACTGGTGAAGAAGTTATCGCAGAACTCATAGATGAGAATGCTGCTTCTATTACAGTCCAAAATGGTCTTGTAGTTCTTCCGACTAATAATGGCGTTGGATTTGCTCCATGGGCAACTGTGATTAGTAAGGACAAACCGGAGATTACGATTTCCAAAACTCATGTTGTATATGTCGCAGAGGTTCAGGAAGATGTCTGTAAGAAGTATAATGAAATGTTTGGTAGTAAGTTGATTACTCCAAACTCTAAAAAACTGGTACTGTGACTTAAATGAGAATTGGAGTCATGTGTTCTGGAAACGGAACTAACTTTGAGAACATCGTTGAGAATTGTCCAGACCATGAAGTTGTAGTTATGATCTACAATATTAAAGGATGTGGTGCTCAAGAAAGGGCTCAACGATTGGGTATTCCTAACTGTCGTATTAAGAGTATTGATGAACAAAAAATCATTGATAAACTTAATAGGCACAAAGTTGATTTAGTAGTTCTTGCAGGTTGGATGAGGATTGTTACACCGGGATTGATTAATGCCTTTCCGAATAAGATAATTAATATTCATCCATCATTACTTCCAAAGTATAAAGGTCTTAATGCCGTTAAGCAGGCATTAGACAGTGGGGATAAAATCACTGGATGCACAGTTCATTATGTGACTGAAGAGTTAGATTCTGGGGGATGTATTGATTCTTCTTCTGTTCCTATTTGTGTAGGAGATACAGAAGAGACTTTACATCATAGAGTTCAGAGAGCAGAACATCGTTTACTTCCTATGGTAATCAATAATTTACAAGATATGGTATGAAAAAATTTAAAGCACTAGTATTCATTCGTCTACGATCACAGGTTGATGACTCTCCTGGTAATGCCGTGAGAGATGCCTGTAAGCGATTGTCTGAGTTGAATATCAAGAAACTTAGACTTGGTAAGGTGATTGATATTTGGTTGGAAGCAGAGAGTAGAGAGTATGCTGAGAAGGAACTTGAAATGCTATCAGATAGATTCCTTGCTAATACAGTTATGGAGGACTGGGATTATGAATTGATTGAGATTGACACTTTCCCTAAAGGTATTGAATAATGCCACATGAATTCGACCCATGCGAAGCACCCACCGAAGGTAAACTTGATAAGTGGGGATTTACAATCAAACCCACAATCAGTGATACTGAGTGTATTATAATTTGTTTAAGAAATGCACCTTGTGGTATTGATAAAAAACAATCAGAACGTTTAGCAAAGGAGTTTGAGAATGGAAGGATTTAATGAACCAGGATCAAATAAGAGTTGGATGGATGATGGATTTAAAAGGTATATAACACAATATCAACTAGATAATGTAGTTTCACTTTTAAATGGTAAGTTAGAGTATGCCTCTACTTACGATAACAATGGTAAAATCACTAAAAAAATTATTATTACTTACGATGAAACAAAAGAAAAAGTGTCAGGTTAAGTCCAAGTTCTACTATATCTTTTGGGGAACTGCTACAGCATCAGTTTTATTGGGGCAATTATATGTCGGAACTGGATATCGAACAATGGCAGAAAGCACACTGAGTTTTCAAAATTACCTTACAAAACTTTTAGATACTGCTAATACCTTCTGATGGGACTACTAAAAATTGATAAAAGCAAAATGGTGGAGGAGAAAGTTAAAACTACTCCCCAGAATGTAAATGAAGCAAATGAAGCACTTTTTCGTGCTACAATGAATTTACCTACTGCCGCAAAACATTGTGGTATGACCCAGAAAGAAATGAAATTGACCTTCTGGGAATATTTGAAATATCATCCTCGTGATTATGATTACTCCTAAACTATCTAAAGAAAAAGCAATATGGGCAGCAGATCAATTTATAGAATACTATTCTAAATTTAATCGTATTGATGATTACCTTAGGTTTGTAAAGGAAAGTAGAATTAGTAAATCATCTTCTAAGTTATTTGGTCCTGAAGATGATATCTTTTCAGATTTTCATATTCATCCAAATGATATGAATTTTAGTATTCATGTTGTGGATACCAGTTCAAAACCTACTACCAAATATAATCAAGAATTGTATTCTGAAATACTTCATGATACTGCTTCAAATCCAATTGAAGAAGCAATTCCAGGAAGAACTTTGAAATGGATTGTAGTTGAAAATACAACTAATAAAGTTGTTGGTGTCATTAGATTTGGATCTCCTACTATAAATTCAAAACCAAGGAATAATTATTTCAATGAAGTGATTTCTCTATCTAAAATTAATCAAGAATTTGTTATGGGATTTAATATTGTTCCAGTCCAACCATTTGGGTTTAACTATTTGGGAGGTAAATTACTTGCTCTTCTTGCATCATCTAATGAACTTAAAAGGCAGTTTGATAAAAAGTATGATACTGATTTGAAGTATTTTGAAACAACTTCTTTGTATGGAACTACAAAAGGAGTTTCAATGTATGATGGTCTTAAACCTTTTCTTAGACATGTTGGAGATACTGAAAGTAATTTTCTTCCATTATTTCATGATGAGTATTTTAGAAAAATGTTTTGGTGGTTTAATGATAATGCAAATAATGGCGAGCGTTTAATATCTGCAGATAAGTCTTCAAAGAAATTGAAGATTCAGACCAAGATGATTTCGATTATTAGAAATTCTCTTAAAGAACATCCTAAATTAGATGCGTTTAATCTTTGTATTGATAATGCAAAAAAATTGACAGAAAAGAAACGTTTTTATATTTCTAAGTTTGGTTATGAACCTGAAGATGTTATTGAATGGTGGAAAAGGAAAGCATCTAAACGTTATGAAAAATTAAAAAATGAAGGAAAGTTAAGAACTGAATTAGAACTCTGGAAATTTGACTCGCAAATTGAAATTATTAGATAATGGAACTAAAAGACTGGCTTAATTCCATCAATCAAACCAAGAAGCATTTGATTGATGAAGACCCTTCACTCGAAAAAGAATATCCTCCTTATATTATCAATCGTTGTTTCTCTGGACATCTCGATACTTTGATGTTTACGAATGAAATGAATAAGTATTATTTCCTCCCTAAGAAGTTACAATATGATTTCTTTATAAGTATTGTGAGGAAAAAGAAGAGATTTTCTCCCTG